ATCAAACAAATCATAAAACAGGAGTACATCAAATGTGCTAAGGACCCCGTATACTTTATGAAAAAATACTGTTGGATTCAACACCCAACTAGGGGCCGTATACAATTTAATCTTTTTCCTTTTCAAGAAGGAACATTAAAATTACTCCAAAAGAACGAAAGAAGTATTATTCTTAAATCTCGTCAATTAGGTATTTCAACTTTATCCGCAGGTATTTCATTATGGATGATGTTATTTCAAAAAGACAAATCAATACTTGTAGTTGCAACCAAACAAGATACAGCAAAAAACCTAGTAACAAAGGTTAAATTTATGTATGATAATTTACCCTCTTGGTTACAAATTGGTTTTGTTGAAAATAATAAACTGGCATTACGACTTAAAAATGGTTCCCAAGTAAAAGCAGTATCCGCAGCAAGTGATGCTGGTAGATCGGAAGCAATTTCATTACTAATTTTAGATGAAGCAGCATTTATTGAAGAAAATCGAATTGAAGAAATTTGGGGTTCATCACAACAAACACTATCAACGGGGGGTAAAGCAATAGTTTTATCTACACCAAATGGCACAGGTAACTTTTTTCACAGAATGTGGAATAAAGCAGAAGAAGGAGCCAACGGATTTGTCCCTATTAAATTACATTGGTCAGTACATCCAGAAAGAGACCAAGCATGGAGAGATAAACAGGATGATGAGTTAGGTTTAAGAATGGCAGCACAAGAATGTGATTGTGATTTTACAACTTCAGGTAATACTGTGTTTGAATCAGAAATAATGAAATTTATTGAAGAAACAAACATATGTGGCCCTATAGAAAGAAGGGGTATAGAAGGAAGCCTACATATATGGGAATATCCAGATTATTCAAGAAATTATATGATAACTGCCGACGTTGCTCGTGGTGACAGTAAAGATTTTTCTGCTTTTCACATTATAGACATTGAAGATTCAAAACAAATTGGTGAATTTAAAGGCCAAATTGGTACTAAAGAATTTGGACATATGTTAGTTTCAATTGCAACAGAATATAATAATGCATTACTTGTAGTTGAAAATGCTAATATAGGATGGAATACAATTCAAGTAGTAATTGATAAAGGTTATGCTAATCTTTATTATTCACCTAAAGGAGACGCAGCAACAAACGCAGATTCATTTTTAGCCAAAGGGTATGATATAACAGACACAACAAAAATGGTTCCTGGTTTTACAATGTCAATGAAAACAAGACCACTAACAATAGGAAAATTAGATGCTTATTTAAGAGAAAAATCAATATTAATTCAAGGAAAAAGAACGTTGGAAGAAATGCGTACTTTTATTTGGAAAAATGGAAGAGCAGAAGCACAAGGAGGATACAATGATGATTTAGTAATGTCTTTAGCAACAGCATGTTATGTAAGAGACACAGCATTAAAATTTGCACAACAAGGAATTGACATAACAAGAGCAGCATTAAGTAATTGGTCAAAAAGTGGAGCTGGTGTTTATACTGGTGGAACAACTAAAAAGGATGCTGGATGGACTCAAGACATGGGGGAACATGGTCAACAAGATTTGACTTGGCTCCTTTAATATATTTATAACAAACACAAAAGAATGGCAGATACTAGTTTATTTACAAGATTACAACGATTATTTTCGAGTGATGTAATCATTAGAAATATTGGAGGAAAAAAGTTAAAAGTAATGGATACCGGAAGGATCCAAAAATATGGAAACTTAGCCTCTAATTCACTTTACGATAGATTTACACGTTTACACAAACCTGTAGGATCATCACTACAATATAACCCTACACTGAATTATCAGTCAATGCGACTTCAGCTTTATAGTGATTATGAAGCTATGGATCATGATCCAATCATTGCGGCTGCACTTGATATTATTTCAGATGAAACAACCACAAGAAATGAATTTGGCCAAGTATTAAATATTAATTCAGCTGATGAAAATATTAGAAAAGTATTACATAATTTATTCTATGATGTATTAAATGTAGAATTTAATCTATCCACATGGATTAGAAATATGTGTAAATATGGAGACATGTATTTAAAAATGGAAGTATCTGAAAAGTATGGTGTTTATAATGTTATACCTTTATCAGTATATGAAGTAGTAAGAGAAGAGGGGACAGACCCAGAAAACCCATCTTACACTCGTTTTACAATGGACCCAAATGGTTTAGCTTCGGGTGCAACAAACACAATTAGAAGAGACCAATTTCAACTTGAAAACTATGAAGTTGCCCATTTTAGATTACTTACAGATTCAAATTATCTTCCTTATGGTAGAGCATTTTTAGAACCAGCTCGTAAAGTATTTAAACAATTAATGTTAATGGAGGATGCTATGTTGATTCACAGAATCATGAGAGCACCTGAAAAAAGAACATTCTATATTAATGTTGGAGCTATTCCCCCAGAACAAGTAGAACAGTTTATGAAAGAAACTGTTAGCAAAATGAAGAAAACACCTTACATTGATCAAGCAACTGGTGATTACAACTTAAAATACAACATGCAAAACATTACTGAAGATTTTTATATCCCAGTAAGAGGTAATGATAATTCCACTAAAATCGAAACTACAAAAGGTTTAGATTACGATGGTACAAATGACATTGAGTATTTAAAAAATAAAATGATGGCAGCCTTAAAAATTCCAAAACCATACTTAGGTTATGAGGAAGGAGTAGAAGGAAAGTCAACACTAGCAGGTATGGATATACGTTTTGCTCGTACAGTTGAACGTGTTCAAAGAATTGTAGAATCAGAATTAACTAAGATTGCATTAGTACATTTATACTCACAAGGCTTTACAGACGAACAATTAGTTGATTTTTCTCTGGAATTAACAACACCATCAGTTATATATGAACAAGAAAAAATAGAATTATTTACTGCTAAAACTACAGTTGCTGGTGATATGGTTGATAAAGGTTTGTTTTCAAAAGATTGGATTTATGAAAATATATTTGGTTTATCTCCTGACCAATATGAAGGAGAAAAAGACCAACAAACCATTGATGCATTACATAAATTTAGAATGTCTCAACTTGAAAATGAAGGAAACGATCCAGCGGAATCAGGTATGTCTTACGGTACACCTCACGATTTAGCTTCATTATATGGTAATAAAAGAGACAAAGCAGTAGGCCCTGCCCAAGTTCCGACAGGATACGATGAAAAAGATCCAGGACGCCCTGTTGAAAAACCTCAAAATTATGGTTCATACAAAGGTAACTTTAGTAGAGACCCATTAGGTAAAAAAGGTTTAACACCAGACAAACCAGAACAACCATTAGATGGTAATAAAGTATCTACATTTGAAGTTAAGAACATAAAAAAATCTCTACAAAAACTCTCCGGTAAAAACCAACTTTTAAAGGAAGAAAACGAAAACGGAATGTTATCTGAGAAGAATATTAAGCCTCAGGAATAGTTTTATATTTATATACGATAAATTCGAATTTATAAAACATGAAAGTGAAACATTCTAAGTACAAGAATACTGGAATTTTATTTGAACTCCTTACTCGACAGTTGACTTCCGATACTATTGCGGGGACTCAACCAAAAGCTTTGTCCTTTTTACAAAACCATTTTAATTCTAAATCAGAATTATTAAAAGAGTATAAAATATACCATACTCTAGCTACGCAAAAATATAACAAAGATACCCAAGCCACAATGTTAATTGAAACATTATTGGAGGCACATGAGAAATTAAATAAAAGCCAGTTAAGAAGAGAAAAATACAACTTAATTAAAGAAATCAAAGACACATATAACGTTAATGATTTTTTTAAAGCTAAAATAACAGATTATAAAGTAATGGCATCTATTTTTAACTTACTTGAAAATAAGACAGCCTCCCCTCTATCTATTGTTAATTCTAAAGTAAATATTTTAGAACATATTACAAGAAAACAAACATCCACCAATAAAAAGGATATTGTTTTAGAAAAGTATAATAAGCAAGATAGCGATACAAGATTACTGGCTTATAAAATTTTACTCGAAAAATTTAACAACAAATATAGTAATTTACAAAATAACCAAAAAACATTATTAAAAGAATATGTTAACAGCGTTAGTAATAGTCCTGCTCTTAAGTCTTATCTCAACCAGGAAATCAAAGAAGTTAAAAAAGATCTTACAAAATATTCTAAA